GGGATTATCAATCTTTTGTTGAAAGTTTGGATGACCTTGACGGACAGGGTTCCAATATTCACAGACTTCTTACTGCTGCTGTTGGTGTCAGTGCTGAGGGTGGTGAGTTTATGGAGATTGTTAAGAAGATGGTTTTCCAAGGTAAGCCTTGGAGTGACCACAATCGAAAACATCTTGTTATTGAGTTGGGTGACGTTATGTGGTATGTGATGCAGGCATGTATGGCACTCAACATCACACTTGATGATGTTATTGCTGGTAATGTAGAGAAGTTGAAGAAGAGATATCCAGGCGGAGAGTTTGATGTTTACAAATCAGAAAATCGTTTAGAGGGAGACTTATGATTAATTTGCGTGACGACATTTTAAAAAATCAAATTGCATACTATAATGGTTTGATTGCAAAACATCAACAGAATGTTGAAATATATTTGAATCAACCTGTGGGTATTGGTGAGCATTCAGATGTTATGGGAACAATAGATGGTGAGATAAATGCCATTGCACAAGCACATGAGAAAATAGAAATTATAAATCATTACTTCCTTAATAGATAATAAATACTTAAAAATGTATTACAATAATGAATTACGGAGTATTTAAATCTTTTGTTGAAGATGATGAAGAGAAAGCTGTAATTGAAATTCTTGAGAATCTTGAATCAAGACAGGAAGTAAAAAATATAAAAATAAAATCAGCAAATAAGAAAACAGTTATATACATAGTCACATCAGATACAAGATTTGAAACTCAAACACTTTTAAATGAACAGTTATCAAATGCTGGATTTAGTGTAAGTAAGATATTTGTATCATCAATATCAAACAGTCAAGAATCTACTGAGTTTCTTTTACCTTCTGGTGCTAAAAGGAGAATTGGATTTAAACCAGCGAGGGGTATGCAAGATACTACCTTCATGGCATCAATTACTGAGTTATTTCCAGCGATTGCTTTTATTAATAGAATAAGTCCTAGTTTATCTGAGGAAGATTTTTATAATCAAATATTTCGTGCTAATCCTTCATCATCGGGTGCGCCAGGCCCTTATGTGACTGGATCTGCAACTGATGTCACTAAAGGAAAGGAAATAATAGATAAATCAGAACCAGGCCCAGATTTTAAAGTAAGAGAAAAAATTACGAATGCCAAACATATAACCACATGGTTGAATAATCATAATCAAAAACATCCAATCGCAGAAGTCTATTGGGGATATCGTACAAAACCAAGAGGAGTAGACCCATCTAATCCAGGCGATATATTTCTTAAATATGCAAATGGTGGAATGTTAGGAGTGAGTTTAAAGGCTGGAGGAGCATCAACAAAAGAACCAATTTTGAATACATATGTTAAACCTCTCTTTGATTATTTTGGAAAACCAAATGATTATTTAAAATTAAAACAATCTCTTTATCCACAGTATCGTGAAGCTGGAGTAAGTGAAAGTGATCTTAGAACTAAATGGGGATCAAAAGCACTTGCACAACAACTTGGTGAATTTGAAAGAGAAGACGAATCAAAGTATAATGAATTGTATGATAGAAATTTGTTGTTGATAAAAAATGCAGTGATTGGATTGTTCAATTCTAATATTACGAAAACGAGAAAATTTATAAAATCTGAAATATTAAAAGATCATCTAAAGACTCCTTTTATTAAAATTAAAGCTACTTCATCCACTGCATATGTGGACAATACATACGATCAATTATCTGCTGGATTAGAAGCTGCAACATCTATTGTTGCAAGTGCAGGCAGATCAAAACAAGATTTTATCATAAAATTATCAGATGGTATTACATTAGACATGGAGTTTTCTGCAAGATCTAACAAATCAGGTTTCTTACACAAGTTAGGACAGTTTGAGAATCTTTCTGTTAAGTTTAATGCTATTAGTGGATATAGGAATGTTTACTAGAAATCAATGAAGAATACTCACCTCGAACATTTAGAAGACAATATCTTGAACGGAGGATCTCAAGGTGGTAAGGAAGCAGTTGCTTTTCTTCGATCCCTTGGAGATATGTTAGATCAAGGTATGGCAGACACTCGTGTTACAGTTAAGTGGGATGGAGCTCCTGCAATAATTTGTGGTGTGAATCCAGAGAACGGAAAATTTTTTGTTGGAACTAAATCTGTATTCAATAAGGTTAATCCAAAGATTGCATACTCTGAGGGAGATGTTGAGAGTATGTATCCGCCTGGGCAACTTGCAGAGAAATTAAAAGATGCGTACAAATATCTTTCACAATTATCAATTTCAAATGTAATACAAGGTGATCTTTTATTTACTGATGATAAGTATGAAGCTGTAATAGGTGGTGACAATTGTATCGCATTTCAACCAAACACAATTGTGTATGCGGTTCCAAAGGAGAGTAATATAGGTAAGAAGATAGAAGATGCAAAGTTTGGAATTGTGTTTCATACCTCATATGAGGGAAGAAGTCTTGATGCAATGTCTGCTAGTTTTGGAAACATTGGTGTTCAAGGAAATACTAATGTATTTGTTACATCATCTGATTTTAAAAATGCATCAGGTGAAGCAAATATGAGTGCTGCTGAAAAAACAGTTTATACAAATCTTGTCAACAAAACTGAGGGATCTTTGAAACAAGCTTCTCGTTTTCTTGACATGATGAAAACTAATGATATGAATAAGTTTAGTTTAAATATCATGTTTAAAACTTTCTTTAACAGGTATGTTCGTCAAGGTAAAAGTTTAGTTGGTGCTCGTAATACTGCAAGAGATTTTGCACAATATTTTTCAAGTGCTTTGGATAAAGAGATTGCAACTAAAAAGATGAAGGCGACAAAAGATAAATACTTAGAGCTTAAGAATAAGGGTCTTAAATTTATCTCTGATAATCAACAGTCAATATACATGACTGTCGCATCTTATATGAATTTACAGGCTGCGAAGAATTTTATGATTCGTAAATTGCAAAAAGTAAATACATTTGGAACATTTCTAAGAACTCCAGATGGTTATCGTGTAACAGCACCCGAAGGATTTGTTGCAATTAGATCAGGTAGAGCTCTTAAACTTGTAGATCGTTTAGAGTTCAGTCGTGCAAACTTTACCGCAGATAAAAATTGGGATAAAGGTAATCCCATGCCCGCACCGAAAATATGAAAAATTTTACATCATTCATAACTGAGGCACTATCCTCTCAATCAATTGCAAAACCTGATCCAAATAAGGATGAGGCAGATATGACAGTGGCTTTTGGTCGTTTTAATCCGCCAACAACAGGACATGAGAGACTTTTCAAAAAAGTCAAACAGGTTGCTGGTAAAGGTAATTATGAAATCTATCCATCAAGATCAAATGATCCAAAGAAAAATCCATTAGATCCTGATACGAAGATTGGATATATGCAACAGATGTTTCCAGATCATGCGAAACATATTATGAACAATCCGAATGCAAGAACAATCTTTGATGCTTTAAAAGGTGCAAGTGAAAGAGGTGCAAAGTCTGTTAATATTGTAGTTGGTCAAGATCGTCAGAAAGAATTTGAGAATCTAGCAAACAAATATAATAATAAACTTTATAAATTTGATCGCATTAATGTGGTATCTGCTGGTGATCGTGATCCAGATGGAGAGGGTATCAGTGCTATGTCTGCATCTAAATTAAGAAAGGCTGCTGCAGATGATGATTATGATACATTTAGAACTGGTATTCCACAGAGTTTAAAAGATGATAAAGCAAGAGAGTTATATGCTGCAATACAAAAAGGAATGAAGATGAAGAAACAACAGAATGAAATGTGGCAGATTGCTCCAAAGTTTGATTGGAAAGGTCTTCGTGAAAATTACATGAATGGAAACATATTCCGTGTTGGTGATATCGTAGAGAATGATAATACTGGTTTGATTGGTAAGATTATTCGGACAGGTGCGAATCATATTATTGCAGTCACAGAAGAAAATATAATGTTCAAATCATGGATCAAAGATATCTCAGAAAAATTTACAGAGATCTCTGGTGTGCCTGCAAATCAAAGGGAAGTTGGTACAGATGCTTTGAGACAATACACTCAGAGACTTTCACATAATCCTATCATCCTTAATTTTATAAATAAATCTAGAAGAAAACGTGCAAAGAGTAATGTCTAAAAAATTGGATCAATCTTTAGTGGACGCATATGCCTCCATCTATGAAGCGAGAAGAGGTCATGCAGCTGGATCATCAGACTTAGAGAAGCAGGCTTCTCAATTGGCATCTGACGTTCGTTACAAAGCAAAGGGAAAAGTAAAAGAAGGAACAAACCGTGAGGAGTTAAAGAAAATATATCTTGGATTAATTCAATCTTCACCAGCACCAAATGTTGTAAAACAAATGGCGAAGAAGAAACTTGTTGGTGAGTCATATATTCCAGAAGAAGGATATGATATCGCAAGAGATATGGGAAAGGTAAAACCATCTAAGGATAAGAAAGATGCAACAACCATGCCAAGATCAAATAAAAAGAGAGAAAAAGAAAACTTAGATAATAAAAAGAAGGGTGATCAAGCATTAGACTCTGTGATTGCTGGTCTTCGTAAGAAGTATGGTAAAAATGCAGTTATGGATATGAGTAAGAAAAAGGTAGATGAGGGAATTGTTGATTTTATAAAAAATCCAAAGAAAACTATTCAAAAACAAATTGATAAGAAACTAACTAGTGCAACCCAGAAATTGCATCTTGGTAGTACAAAAGAACTTGGTTCTGTAGCTTCTCCTAATTCGGGAACATATAAGGAAGATGTAGAGTCAGTTTCAATTGATGAGAAAAAATTAGTTCATGGTACTTATGGTAACTTTGTTTCTGGACAGAAATCTGAAAAGAAATCTGATAAACCAATTACAGCTGATCAAAGAAGAATGATTCCTGAGAAAATGGATCCTGTAGGACAGGAAGATGGTGACATCAATAATGATGGTAAGAAGGATGGAACTGATAAGTATCTTGCATCTCGTCGTAAGGCAATCGGTAAAGCAATTGCAAAGAAACGTGGTCGTGTCAA